GATTTACTTCTACCTAAAATTGATTCTAATAACTGTTTTAATAAATCTTCTTTCATCTAAAGTCTCTATCGTAAAACTTACCTAATATATTATCATTAAGATATTTTTTATCTTCTAAAACCTCTAATATAAATTGGTATTTACATTCTAAATATGTGAGTTCTTTTTTATTAAAAGCCACTTGTAAAATTGTTCTTTCTAAATCATCATCATTTGCATCTTTAATAAATGCATGTGATCCATAGTAAGTTTTCCAATCACTTTCCTTTAATACTCTTTTGTATACTGGTGGGCGACCTTTACCTTCCCATAGGGCTTTTTCTTTTTTACCTAATTTTTTCTTTAAATTATAAATTAAAGATTTTTTACCAATGTATCTTTTTCCTGTTGGAATGTGAGTTGTTTGATAGATAAAACCAAATGCACCTTCTGGAAGGTCATTAATTTCTTGTATGTGTTTGTTTTGATAGTTCCATTGCATTTAAGCAATGTACGAAGATTATTTTAAATAACCAAATTTATCTTATTAAGCAATTACAGTTGTAAAGTATCCTAAAAATTTATTAGCATCTCGTTTTGTTAATACTACAGCTGTTTTAGCAGGTACAGTTGCGTGCCCATCTTCTGCTAATCCTCCTATTACATCACCACTTGCTGGATATACCCTTAATGCAGTTGATGCTGCTTCATTATGTACTGTAATTGTTTGTCCAATAGCTAAAGTAGTTAAAGCAGGAAGTCTGACTCCTTTTGCTGCATCATCAGTTGTTGCAAATATTACATTTGTTGCATCTACTGCTGCTGCACCAGCTAAATCACCACCTGCTGCTGCTTTTGTTGAAACTGTTTCTACAAATGCTTTAGCAATCATAGTTCCACTTGAACTTATGTTTCCTGAGGCTGTGATGTGAGATAAAGTTTGAAGTCTACCACTAGCAGTAATATGACCTATTGCACTTATATTTCCACCTGCATCTAAATTACTTCCGCTTATGTCTCCTGAAGCTGAAACAAATCCAAAGAATACATTACTTGTAGTAGTAACATTTTGATCCATATCATATAACTCATTAGCACCTTGACCTGTGTTTACTGTTGCAAAAACAACTGCGTCAGCTTCTCTAACGTTTTGATCCATTAAATGGACTTCTGTAACTCCTTGACCTGTGTTTATAGTTGTTGATACTAAAGCTCCTACTGTTGTAGCTCCTGCTGCTAAAGTACCTGTAGCTTTAATGTTACCTGAAGCTGTTATAGTATTTACAACTAATTGGCTCCATTCTTTTGAACCAGATCCTAAATCAAATACATCATCTGTACCTGGTATTAATGAACCACTAATTACTATATTTCCATAACCATTTCCATCAATTCTACTTGAACTTATTACAGCAAGTGAGCCTGTTCCTGTTATTGTTAAGTTTTTAAATGTTACATCACTTGTAGTAGTAACATTTTGATTCATGTCGAATAACTCATTAGCACCTTGACCTGTGTCAACTGTAGCAAATACAACTGCATCCGCTTGTCTAACATTTTGATCCATTAAATGGACTTCAGTAGCTCCTTGACCTGTGTTTATAGTTGTTGCAGTTAAAGCTCCAACATTTACTGTTTGAGAATTATCTACTACAAGATTTCCTAAAATTTGTGCTCTTCCTGCTACTATTAAACCTGAACTAGAAATGTGTCCACTTGAACTAATATTTCCTGATGCTGTTATGTGGGACAATGTTTGAATTCTACCACTAGCAGTAATATGACCTAATGAGTGAATGTTTTCACCAATTATAGTACTTCCACTTATATCTCCCGAAGCTGAAATAAAACCAAAAAATACATTACTTGTGGTAGTAACATTTTGATTCATGTCGAATAACTCATTTGCTCCTTGACCTGTATCTAAAGTTGTTGCAACAAGAGCTCCTACTTGTGCTCCTCCTGCTACTATTAAACCTGAACTAGAAATATGTCCACTTGAACTTATATTACCTGAGGCTGTAATGTGGGATAATGTTTGAAGTCTACCACTTGCTGAAATGAATCCTGATGCAACTATGTTTCCACTTGCGCTTACATTTCCGTGTACTATAGATCCTGAAGTTGTTATAGTTCCTGAAGCTGTTACATTTCCTTGTAAACTTATTTGAGGACTAGTTATAGTTACATCCCCTGCATTTATTGTAGTGACTCCTTGTACATCTATATCTAAAATACCTGCATCAATGTCCAATATAGAACCTGCATTTGCATTTGCATCTATAAGAATTGCTTGTCCCGCTGTATGGGCTGAATGTAATGTAATAACACCATCTGTAGGTGTTGTAGTTAATGTAATTTGTGTCCCATCAATTGTTACTACACTAGAAGCATTAATATCAAATGTGGGTCCATTCATTGAGAATGAACCAGTTACGTTTAAATTATCATTAAAAGTTATTGTTTGGCTTGATTCTCCTGCTGATTGAAAATCACTAGCAAAAACTGTTCCACTTGCACTAATGATACTTGCTGTTATAGGTTTTGTAAAATTAGTTTGTCCTGCAACAGTTCCACCATCCTCTAAGTTTAAATTACCATCTATTAATTCCGCAAATTGTAAAGCTGAGGGTTTGTCTCCTTTTTGGAAATAATTTTTTAAATTTGTTCTATTAGTAGGCATGATGTTTTTATTTATAAATATGAATTATTTTAAGTATCCCAACGAAGTACAAAAGTAGTGTCAATTTCATTAGAAGTTCTAACTGGTTGACCAAGTTTACCAATTACTAATAATTCATTTTGTTCATTATATAAACCAACTGTTGTAACATAAGGTTGAAAAAGTGAAGATGTTGTAAAGTCAGCTAATTCATGTGAATCTTGGGTTCTAATTTTTCTTGCTGAAATATTTAATGTATCATTAAATTCATATTCATCTACTGTACATTGATATTCATTTTCATAAATTAAATGTGAACCTTGAAATTGAATTTTATTTTCTGTTGGTTTAAATATGTTACTTAAATTAAGTCTTGAAAGAGCTCTATTATCAAACCCTCCTGCAGTAGGTCCTGTACCTGAATTTGCAATATACACATATCTTCCATTTTTGGAAAATCTTAAAGCTTGAAGAGCAACTCTATCATCGTATGTTATAGTGCCTGGAGCACTGTCATTACGTAAGTCCATTTGTTCTAATATTCCTCCTGATTTTGCTAAAGCTTTAGATTTTTTATACTTGGCTGATGTTATATCAAATGGGATTGTTAATTTATATTCCCATATTCTAGGACCCTGTCGTTCAAGAACTGGATCAGCCACTGCTATTCCAGGAAGCCAACCACTATTAGGGTCTCCAAAAGTTCCCCATCCTCCTTGTTTAAAACGAAATCCAAATGGTTGTGATTTACTAGTCATTCTACTTAATAGATACATTCTAGTTCCTTTTTTATTAAAAGTTATGCTTCTAACATGTAGAGGAGATCCTTCAGGAGAAGGTAAATCTAATAAATCTAATTTTTTTCCTGAATGGTTGTATTTTTGTGGAATTGCATTAGCTAAACCAATGTCTGTTGTAGTACCTGTTTCACCATTAAGTTCAAATAAACCTGTTGTTTGAATGGTAGATATGTCAAAAGCTGTTGTTAAATTGTGTTCTATTATAGTATAAGATGATTTAATACTATCATTTATAGCACCAGGATATCTAGTAGGACCAAATTCATCATTATGCCATACACCAGTATCCCATCTTACTCTATCTACTTCATGTACTGTAAAAAATTTTGTACCATCTGTTGAAAATGTAAAAGCTTTTGGTGCTATTCCTCCCCATCGTTTATAATCTTGATTAGAATATGCACTATCATCATACTTTGCATTGTATTTAATGTATGTTGTGTCATATACTTTGGATTCTTCTAATAATAAAGAACTAGTTCCTGAAGGGTTAGCTTTATTAACTTTCGATCCACTAGATATATCAAATTTAGTGTCAATAGGTATTTGAACTATTCCCCCACGAACATGGTGTTTATTTAACTGATACTGACCGTAAGCACCATTAGCTGCATTTAATTCAGCCATAGTAGGGTGTCCTGATGATGATAAATTACTGTATCCTTTTCCTATAAAGTATAAAGATGTTCCTGAAGGGTGAAATTTTATGTCTTTAGGATCCATCCATAAGTAAGGGAGAGAAGAAGATATAACAGCGTATGTTTTTTCTGCAGCTGCAGCATTATCTATAGATGAAGTAGCTGAGTATAAATCAAAAGGTGTACTCATATTAAACTGATAAAGATGAGTAGGAAATTTATGTTTTTGGTTAGGATCAGGTGCTCCTCCTGCATTTTTGTTAGCAACATAATATTTTGTTCCATCTGATTTAATATCAAGTCCATTTGTAAAAGATAATGGAAGTGTTGGGTCAACTTGAGTGTAAGTGTAATTTTGAATTCTCTGATCAATAGTATCAGATCCATTAAAATCAAAAGGTTTTATGTTTAAAGAAGGTACATCTATATTTTGTATTGTTGGTTTTGTAAGTACTATGAAACCATTTTGATAGAATATATTTCCTACATAAGGAGAAGCATTTATACTTTCTGATATGTTTTTTATAGAAGCTGTATTATAATTATTATTCCATATATTTATACAACTTAAAGATCCATTAAAAAATCCTACATCTGATAATGTATTATTGGCGTCTTTTTTACTTAAAACACCTTTTGAACCTATATATAAATTAGCTAAATTTCTTGTTTCTTCTAAACTACTATCAGATGCGTCCACAATTTTATTTCCATCTAAATATATTTCCATCATAGATGATGATTTTTGACATAAAATATGATGATGTTCAGGACGACCAGAAGAACCTGTTAAGCTACTACTTATAGTTATCGTGTTTTTTCCATCTGATCTTGCAAAATATAAAGATTGGCTTTGCATGTAAATTTCAAATGGAAATTGAGGTTGAGATAATGTGTCTAAAGGTTGAGAAGAACTTGATTTTGAAGTGTTTTTAATTGTTTGGGTTCCTGGATTTAAATCACTTGGAGACACTGTTTGTGTTCCACTTTTACATATAATATATCGTTTTGCTTTATCATATACATAATCTTGTGTTCCTTTAGCTACTTTTCTTACAGGTAAAAAGGTTGTTGGTGTTCCAGTAGCTGTTAATTGTTTAGGTTGTTTTCCTCCAGTAAGTGAACCTGAATCATACGCTAAAAAGAAATCTATAAATGAGCTTGGAGCTTCTGTAGATGTTAATAATTTTTTATCAATTACATCTAAACTAAGAGAACTAGATAAATTTGTAAATAGAGGATTAGTTGATCCATCAAAATTAAATATTTTTAAATTAGTATCAGCTGAATGAATTTCTGTTATTGTAGGAATATACCAATCAGTGTATCCATTATGACTAAAATTACTCATAAAATTACCTAAATGTCCAGGAGCATTTGAATCTGCATTTGTCATGTTTACGAGTTGTTGCTGACCATCTCCCATATGAGGTATTCCACCTAGTCCTGTTTGTACATTGCCTACTCCTGCATTACCATTTGCTCCTAAAACTCCCCAAGCATATTGTACGTTTTGAGCGTTAGAATATCTTCCTACAGCATTTGTTGATATTATATAAATAAAATTTTCGTCTACATTATATACTATTCCTCCTCCAAATGATTGTCCAATACTTGATGATTGGTTTAATATTGTACCTCCTACTGGTGAGGGTTCTATATAAAAAGATATTGAAAAGTCTTCGTCATTAAAATTATACTTATCATTATGAGGTGCTTTTATATGTGAACCTATAGAACTATCAAAATTTACAGATGAGAAAACATTATCACCTGAACCTAAGAGTTCATTTTCACTAAAATTAACTTTATTATATTTAAAGTTATTAAAATAATAGCTATCATCTGTTTCTGATAAATTAATAGGAGTAGTATAATTAGGTGTTGTGTTTGGATTTGATATTCCTCTTCTCCAAAATCTTTTAGTTATGCCTGCTTCTTTATCTTGTGGGTCTATTAATTTAACTGCATATCCTGGGATAGTATTTAAATCATAAGCTTTAAAAGCTTTAATTGGTTCTAATTTAAACACATTTTTTCTAACATCTGTAGGATAGTGGTTTAAGTTAGTACCACTAATGATAAGATTACCATGTGTGTCATCTATTATTTCGTAATTACTTGAAGAAAGATAAAAATCTCCTGGTTTTATTTCATGACCATATAATCCTGAAGGGATAGATAAAATTTGAGCTTTTGAATATAATTTTCTTTCTTGTTTTAAATAATTATTATATCCAAATCTATTAGAAATATCCTTTTTAAAGTTTTTGTAAAAAAGATGATCTATTTGATTATATTTAACAACATTTTTAGTATCACCCCCATAAATAGAACTTGCACTAGTATAAAGAGAAATAGATTCTGAAGTCCAACTAACATTATGCCATGTTATTTTGTTGTCTACAGCTGATTGAGATTCAAACTTATACTGTTTATGGGCATTAAATGGTACTACTGAATAATCTTGAGCTGTAAACTTTTTGTATACTTCTGACATTTAGGGACATTTTAGTAGTCTAATTTTACTCTAATAAGTGCTTCTTTTGTGAAATCTTTAACAACTGGTTGGCTTAGTTTTGCTACTGCTACTAAATCACTAGAATCATTATATAATCCTACAGTTGTAATGTAAGTTACAGGATTATTTATCATACTACTAAAAGATAAATTACCACTACCATCTGTAAATGAAGGGTTTGTAGTATAATTATATTCAAAGTTTTTAGCTCTTGCAAAATAATATTGTGATGTTACTTTTTCTTCAGTATCTATTATAAAATTACCAGCTCCACTAATAGCACGCCATAATAATTCATTATTACAGTCAGCAGATGAAGTATTATAATTTACAAATTCTCCTCTCTGTCTATTGGGCCCAATATGTACGGGTACATTAGCTGTACTTCTCTGACCAAAAGCATCAGGATTTAATATAATAATTCCTGCATCTGGATAAAATAAACCATATGAGGCAGTAGCAGCTACTTGTCCTAAAACTGAACCTGATCTAACACCACTAGATCCAGATACAATATTAAATTGTCTTCCTAAATTTGTAAGTTTAGCTGAACCATTTTGTGTAACACTATCATCAGTAAGATGAATTGTAGTAGCTGTTGTTGAAGATTGGTTAAGAGAAGCAGATAGTTGTAAATTTAAAGTACCTGGTTTTAGTGTTTGTTTATATCTTGCTCTTGCTACATTAATAACATAAATATCATTTGGAGTGTGAGTATCAAATGTAAAAAATTGATTTTCATCTCCAAAAACTAAATTTCTGTAAGCACCATAAGTTACTCTAGATGCATTTTGTCCGTGTGATCCACTGTCATTTGTAAAATCAGGAGAACCCGATCCTAATCTATTACCATATGCCACAGAATATTGTAATTCTGCTGAAGTGTCTGTTAAAACTTTATCATAAACATCTAGGTGAAAAAATCCTGAACTGGTAGGACTAGTAAAATTATTTGCAGAACTTGTAAATGCTGTTTGTAAATTATTTGTATTACCACTCCATGTTGAAGTTACTAAAGAGTCTGTGCTTATTACTATATCTCCTTGACTAAATCTTGTTAAACTCATTTATTTTATTTTTATATACTTTCTGAAGGAAGTGCGTCAGAAACAGCTGCTGTAGTTATTGCTTGTGTTTTTGATACTTCAACAGGAATTGTTAATCTAGCTCCTGTGTTTCTACCTTCAATTGTAAGGGTTGTTAATAATTTTTCATTTGATCCAAATAGAGATGTTGAACTAATTCCTGTTATGCTAATTCCTTGTCCACTAACACTTTCTCCAACAGCTGTTGTAGCATAAGGTGCTGCCATTCTTGCTTGAGGTTGTGATTGTCCTACACTTGAGAATCTTGATACTAATCTTCTGTCTGCTATAGTAAAGTTATATCCATTTGGTTCTGCTAATCCTGTTGTTACACCATTATAATTAAGTGTTTTAGGAGTAAGACTTCTTGTTCCCCCAAGAGCTAATTTTATAATTCCTTCACCACCAAGATCTATAAATGGTATAACAGATGTTCCTCTGTCTAAAGTAATTAATTTATGACGCATTATATGATTTCCATCAGGTATAGCTTCTATAAGAGACATATTTTCTATTGCTTCTCCTGAATATTGAGAACCATTTGGATGATTTTCATTAAACATAGTATAATCTATTTCATCATCTCCTAAAGCAAATTGTGTTATTTTAAAAGAACCATCATTAAGTGCAAGTAATTCACGCCCTCTTTTAGTTAAAATTGCGTCTACTGTAATTGTTGAGCTGTCTAAGTATCCCATTGTTGTTGTATTTTGTTATAAATATAAATTGTTTTTAGAAATATTAATTTTTTTAATTATGCTTGAAGAGTTGTTGCATTATCTATTACTCCTGCTTCTTTTAAATAATATTCTATATTTTTCTTTATTGTTCCATGTAAATGTTCTGGTATTAAAGCTATTCCTTTAGTCCCAATTCCTTCAAATAATTCTGTAGGTTTATCTATGTTTACTATAAGTGTATGATCTTTATCTAAAAATGAAAGTTCAAAACCTGCTGAACCTGAATAATTTAATGTACGTGGGTTTTCATCTCCATTCCAATAAGTTCGTCTTGTATGTGATAAAATTACTCCTGAATTTCTGGTATTAAGGTCGAATAAAGCTACATGGTCTTCCGTTCTAACAGTGTTAGGAGTTGTAGGAGTATAAATTGTTCCTCCTTTTAATTGGAATATATGATGCATAGGAGTTCTATGTCCTATAAATGATCCTTCTGGTAATAAAGGATCTCCACTTGTTTCATCATTTATTCCTATTCCAGAAAGAGTTCCATATCCTTTGTCTATTTCAAAAGTACCCATACTTCTTTCATCATTAAAACCAGGAGCAAAGTCTATATTTCCTTTATTTATTGTTAAATGTAATTCTGTTTTATCAAAGTTTTTATTTAAATAGCCTAAAGTGTCATTTATTATAAATCTACTTGCTGAAAAGAAAGCACCATCAAATCCTGTGTTTAATGGACTTACTGATGTTAAACTATTACTTCCTGTGTAATATTCTTTTGTAAATTTATTTGTTTTTATTTCAGCTGTAGTGTAATTTGGTGAAAAATCTCTATGTGCATTATATTGATTAGATGTAGTTGATAATCTTGTAACACCATTATAATTATTTGGTGTAGTTTGACCACCTACACCATCATCACTTTTATAACCATATCTAAAAGATAATCTAGGAGTGTCTAAAACAATTGCGTTATCTATTGCTACTGATCCACCACTTGTATTTCCCATAGTTGATGAATCAAATAATTCTAAAGGACTAGTATATGGGGCTAAAGAATTAGGTATTGAATTATTATCATTTAAATAGTCTAAATACTTAAAAGTACTTAATAAAAATCCTTTATTCATTCTACAAGAATAATTTCCTTCTAAATCTGATTGAATAGCTGGATCTAAAACTTTAATATTAAGTTTGGCTCCTGTTGGGAAATCTTGAGTTATAAATCTATGAAAACTATCATAATTTTCAGTTTCTCTGTCTATGACTTTAACTGAATTATCTTCTTTATTAACTATTAATATTTTACTAACACCAACATATGAATGACCTTCTAAAGTAGCGTATCTTTCATTTTCTGTCCCCCCTACTACTGTATTAGCTATATAAATGGCTGTTGTTTCATTATTAATTACAGGATTTAAACCATAAGATATGTCTCCTCCCCACACACTACTATTACTACTAGAAGGTACATATTGTGCTAAATAATCAGCGCTTGAAGTATTAAGTTGATCAATAAAAGGATCAATTCCATGATATTCATTTATCCTTAATCCTGTTAATTTTGAACCTGCATATCTTGGGTTTTTCCAATGAATTGCATCTATTAAAGCATCATCAAATTCAGCAGAATATAATGCACCCGCACCTTGTTGTAAAGCTTCATTTAAACTTTGTGAAAATTGTCCCATATTTTATTTTTATCTAAATTTATAATATTCTCCAAATTTATAATACCTACTAGATGGTTTTCCTTTTGTAACATTTCCTAATAAAGTATTTGATCTATAATCAATATAAAATTGACCTTTTGTACTTGTAAAAGGTTTTATAGGTGCTTGAGCTGCTTGTTGTTTTTCATCTAAAACAATACCATTTACATCTATAGTACCATTTGTTCCTTGTTCTACTCTTCTTCCTTTATTATTTTTTACTTCAATACTTCCTGAGGTAAGATCTTTTCTAAAATTATTTGTGGTTACAGCACTTCCTCCTCCTACAGAACCATTAAAAGAATATAATTCATTAATTGTTTCTCCTTTTACGTCTGCATATATTGTGTTATAAGAACCAGATATCATTGTTTGGCCATCATCTATAACAGGTAATTCTCTTGCAAATTTATTTCTTTCAAGATAATGAGGTTCAATTAAAAGACCTGTTTTTAAATTTGCTTTCATAGGAACCCATTGTTCTATTAATTTAAACAATGTGTGATCTATATATTGAATTGTTTTAATGTAATCCCAATAGTTAAAACTTCTAGGTACTCTTTTAAAATAATCTTTTCTTAAATGTTTTAAATCAGAATAAAAAGAAGATGTTTGAGATGAAGGTAAAGGTGAACCTATATAATCATCTAATCTAAATGCCCCCATATTATAAATTATTTGTTCATTTATTTCTGTTTGTGGGGAGAAAAATACTCCTAAATCTTCAAAATCTTGTGGTTGTCTGTCTAATGTAGAAACTTCTGATCTTCTTGTGAATGATAAAATGTCATCATCTATAGTACCTTCATCTATTCTAACTTTTTCACTTGTCATTGAAATACCAACTGTGTCTGGAGTAGGTAAATGATGAACTTCTAATACTTCTACATATTTCATACCTGATATACTACTTGAAATACTAGCTGTAGGGATATAATGTATGTCTAAATTAGGATGAGAACTTGAACTATCTATTGTTTGGTCTGTTTCAGAAACTAAATTACTACCTAAAGGAGCTCTAAAAATTAATTCATCAAATGCTGATGATGTAGTATTTCCAGCATATATAAAAGGGTCTAGTGCTTGTATTTCTAATGCTTTTGGGTTTAAAATGTCTGTAGTACTAGATGAATGGAAATAGTATTTTACTTCTTGGAAAGATCCTGTGTATGATAAATTATCTACTACATCATAAGGTGATGTACTATTTAGTTCAATACCTCCAAAATATGCTAATGTTCCATCTTTCCAAACCTCTTCATATGTTGTTTGTGATATATCAAAACTAGAGGTATGATATGAAACATTTTTTAAATGGTTAGATTGATAAGCACCAAATTTAATTGTACCATAATTTGTGTCATTATTTGTTTCTCTTCCCATAAAGATATTCCAAAAATCTCCATTATATATAGGAAAATTAGTAGTTGAAGCTATTATAGCACTACCTGTGTACACATCTAATTTACCATATTTAGTAGAATCATTAGATGAAGATATATCACTTCCTGCATAGGGGGTTAAAACTAAATGTGTGTCACTTTCTTCAAAAGTACTTGATCCTGATATAGAAAATAAATGATATTGTTGTGTTGATCTTTCAGGTTTAATTCTAAAAGCTACTGTTTTTACATCTGAATTTAAATCTTGTGTTAAAGAAGATGACCATGCTGTTTTTAAAAAATAGCCATTATTACTTGAACTTCCAAATAATGCTAAAGAAGATTTATCGTAACTAAAAGTTTTGTAATCTGTTTTATCTTTTAAAGGTCCTCCATATTCTTTAACATTTAGAACGGTTGAAGGTACTCCATAACAACTCATTAATGCTCTTAATCCTCTTTCTGTTCCTTTAGTTTTTAAAAGATAAGGTGCATTATGGTATAAACGTTTCCAAATTTCTTTTGTTATATCTTGTTTAGCTATTGAACCCGCATTTGATGCAGTTATTAATGTTTCATTATGTATTGTAGGGAAAAAATTATTATTATTTCCACCTACAGTAAAAAGAGGAATAGGAGCAATTCCTACTGAATTATCATATATTGATTCTCCTAAAATATATTCTATTAAATTATCATTTTCAAATTGATCCATTGGATCTAAACCTAAACTTTTTAAAGTAAAATAAACTAAATCTTTTGAAACACCTCTTTTATGATGAGAATTATTTATTTCTGTTGTGTGTTTTATGTGAGTCCATATGTGATCAAAGTGGTGTCCTATCATATGAGTAAATGTCTTATAAAAGTCATTATCATTATTATCTATAATATGTTTAGGTACTAAATTTATTAATCCATACTCATTTTTACTATCAAATAAAGAAGCTGATAATAATTGTCCCCCATAATTTGAATCATTTGAATTTTCACTTCCTAACCATGTTTTAACTAATGATGAAGATACTGAATGGAGGGGTGATGTTTTTTTATCTGTTGACTTAGGCCAAGTAAAAATATTAGATCCTGTTTCAAAATATAAAAACTGTTCATATCCATCTAGTCCTTTTATTAGTTTTTCTTTTTTATCATTAATTGCTTCTTTATTTTGTAAAGCAACATTAGGAATAGTACTTGATATATTTTCTATATCTCCCATTTGACTATCATATAATTCTATTAAGCTTACTTTATATTCAAAGTTTTTTAAACGTTCAGTAGCACTACCAAAATGTATGAAATTTTCAAAATGATAAGGAACATCAATCCCTTCTGTACTAGATGATACTGGTCTTATATAATCATAATTTATTTCTGGTATTTCTTTATTTTCTAATTGGTTTAAAAGGTGTTGATATGAAGAAGTAAAACCATATTCTAATAATTCATTATAATTTTTATAACTAGAAGGCATTGAATTATTTAATCTAACATCTATTTTAAAATTAGGTCCTTGTAAAGGAATAATTTCATCACTTTCTGTTGTAAATTCAGGTTCTCCTAAATCAACAGTTACAGTTATAGGATCTATAATTAATTCTGTTACTTTAAATGTTGATTTTGTTGTTATAAAAGAGGGTAATGGTTCTGATAATTTTACTAATAATTCATGTTTGTTAGGATTTTTATTTAGTAAAACATTTATTCCAACTACATTTGAATCATTTCCAAAATTTAAAATAATATCTTTAAAATAAGAAGACGTTTCAATTTCTGATATGAAAAGGCTAATTGCTCTATCAAATGAATTATTTTCAATATTAGGAGTAATAGATCTAATTTCTCTACGAGAAGGTGAGATTTCTTTAACATTAAATAAATTATCTTCTTCATTAAATATTTTATTTCTTTGAATATTTAATTTAATTTTATATTTACCTGCTATTAATGCTCTTTCATTTAGTATTTTTACAGGATCTATTTGAAAATTAGAAGATTCATTAGTAGTTTCTCCCATAATAGGAGATTGATCTAATGTAGATACCCATATCATGGTTTCTCCATTATTAAAATAATATCCGTCTGTTGATCCGTTAGGTCCAGGAATATATTCTCTATCTCCTGCTCCTTTTACATTAGGATTTATTATTCTTGGTTCTTTATTTGATATTATTTGAGATGTTGATTCAGGAACTTCATCAATTTTATTTAAACTATAATCTTGAAAATTTTCTTCTGAATATAAAAGATTATCGTTAATGTCATAGATGTGTAATTCTACTACGTCTTCTTTTCTTCCAAAAGTTTTTACAATTACTTTTGAATTAATAGAATCAAGTTCTAATAATTGTTCAGAGGATATGTCTAATATTTGGGCCATAAGGGTTATTTTCTATTCATCAAATTGTCTTTCATCAAATCTATTTATCTCCATTAAATCTACATTTAAATCTTTTATATCATCAATAGGAGGACCTGCTAATATACCTCCTATACAAGATTGACTTACTAAGATTACAAAATCGCTATCAGGTATTCCTTTTTTACCTGATCTTTTTTTAATAAGTTGTAAAGCTCTTCTATTATTTATTTGTCTTCTTCTTCCCGAATGCATATAATACTTATTTCCATTATTTTCTAAAACTGATCCATTTTTAAAAAAAGGATGTTCATTTTCTATAGACCATATATCCTCATTTATTTGTTGTATTTGTGATCGTAATTCTTGAATATCTAAATCTTTTGGATTTATAGGATAACC